CACTGTGCCGCCTAGTCCGTCCGAGCGTCCGTCACAAAGCAGAAAGCCCTCATCCGCGACCGAATCACCCCACCAAATCGGGTGTCCGTTCGCGTCCACGGAAACGTTGTAAGCAGGCACGACCATGCCTGCGCGAACGCTCACGTCTAGATTTTTCCAATACTGACGATTGGGCGGTGCGATGTTTTGGCAAGCCTGAATGCACCTAAATTTCGTGCCGTTGTGGAGCACTTCGTTGCCGGGTTCGTATGACAGGGTAGAAACCCAGTTCATCAGCCCGCCTTGCTGTTGCCAAAGGATGAATTGAGACAGCAAGAAAAAGGCTCCGTTTATGTCCTCGCGGAACGGGGGAATTCCCCCATCAGCCAACGGCGTGGAGTTGATCTGCCCGAATCCCTGCTCTTGAGAGAATCGTCCCGTCCCTGCCTGCGCAGGGGTCTGCGGCGGGAGCGTCTTGTCTCCAAGGCTTGCAAAAGCCGCCTTTAGCAAAATTTGAGGATAGTTACTCACGATTTAACCCTCGTAAATCTGTTCAAATTGATAGAAAAGGCCTTGGTCAAAAGGCAGAAGCCCTGATCCAAAAAAGCCCAAATAGCCGTTATCAGGATTGATCACGTAGATCTTCACCCTGACCCCTGCGGGGCGGTTCGGAAGTCCGTAAGTTCTGAGAATCGCTGCTTGGTTTGTGGTAATGCCTCCCAGGATTCGGACATCAAGCGTCATGTCCTGATTGTCGATGACCCACACAGGCACATCGAGCAATCGGGACAGAAGGTCATTGATCGCTTGGCTTGTCTCCCCTGTGATGTTCCGCATCGCCTTGAGCATGACCAAGAAGCGGTAGTCATCGTCTTCAAGGCGCACTGATCCGTCTGCCGTGTCGAGGATCCTTGAAGCTCCGACTCGATCACCGATCCAATCGAGGAAGATGCCGTGAGCCGTCTTCGGATCTGCCACGAATCGCAGAAGGTTCTCGACTTCAGGCGTTGCATCAAGACTGTCATGAATCGCCTGTGCAAGCGCTGAGAAGCGCTCGGCGTGGGCGTACTGCGGTTGAAGTGCCTGAGTCGTGTCGCTCGGGATGTCAGGGATGGCAGAGAAGTCGGGCGAGATCAGAATGTCTCGCCATGTCTGCGTTGTCGTTGCCATCAGATCACCTCGTTTTCAATCAGGATCGAATCCTCTGAGATGACAGGCTCAATGTCGGCGTTGATCGTCACGGCATCGGAGTAGGCTCCCGAGCCAAGCGCGACCTGAACAGACGCAAGCGGCGTGTCTGTCGCTCCGCTGATCGCATACCAGAAGCGAGACGCATAGAGCCTTTGCGCAAGGCCGACTCTCGGGTTCGATCCTTCCCCGTTCGCATCAGCGATGACTGCCGCCTTGACTGCCGTCTGTTCACCCTCACTCAGGGCGTGAGCGAAGACGATTCTGACCTTGAGCGTTGTCGCGGTCGGTCTGAGGATCTGATAGGAGTAGTCCTTTTCGTTGATCGTGCAGGATACTGTCGTGTTTCCGCTCGTACCGCAACCGCTCGACTTTTTCTGATAGATGGCGAGCGCAAGGTCTGCCGACTCACCGCCCTCAACGCATACCGCGACTGAGTGCGCAGGGATCGTGATGCCCCATGTCGTGATCGGTGCGTTTGAGGAGTTCTCAAGCACATCCACATCGATCACGCCATCGAGGGCGGCAATCGCTGACCTGATCGCTTCAACTGTGCCGTGGCTGTTGTAGGCAACTGACTCAGCAGCACGGACTCTGAACTCGGCATCGGACTCACGAACTCTGCCCCTCACCCCTGCGGTGGAGTTCACAACCGAATCCCACCCTGGGACAGTCGTGATGATTCTGGTGACTGTCTCAGCCTGCACATCGAGAGCGCCAACTTCAACAGCAGAGAAGTCCACAAGCGCCGTGCCATTCGTGCTGATCTCGGTAGCGGTCAGACACCTGAAGCGTCTGCCCTCGGAGTCGGCAACCATTGCGCCGAAGGGGATGACAGTCCCCGCCAAGCCCCTGCAAGTGCATTGAACCACAGTCGAAGCGGCGGCTTTTCTGTCCAGAAAGTACAAAGAATTGAGAGCGTCCAAGAAAGATCCCGATGCCTGCTTTCGGCTGTACTGATTTGCCAGAAAACTGATTTCGGAATTCTTGGCAACGATCTCAGCCACGATGGAGTCAATCAGTTGACCGAGCGGCTGATCTGGATCCGTGTTGACCTGAATGTCGGGATCGGATACGGCAAAGATGCTCTCTATCTTTGTGACCCAATCAGCACGGATCTCCTGTGCGGTCGGGACAATTACGCCCGTTTCATCAAATTGCAGTTCTGCCATTTTCGCCCCAGATGGTCGTAAAAGTGATTTCGCCCGAGACTGTTCGGGTCTTCAAGTCGAGAGAGTCCACTCGGACAGCGTTTATCGTCTGCACTCCCTCGATGCTCTGCGCGGTTTCTCTGATCCGCGCAGCGATGATTGATCTTCGGAACTTCTGCGCGAGGGCTTCAGAGAACCACGCGATGCCGGAGTCCGCAAAGAAGTACAAACCCCCGCGAAAGTTCTTGCAGGCGCAGGCGATGTTCTGAGCGACGGCTTCTGTCCTGTCGCACATGAGCAGAGAGCCGTCCACGCCGATCTGCAAGTCCCAATCGGCTGTCAGTTTTGGAGTGAGTGCGTTGGTCATTTCGGAATTCCCGTATCGCTTGAGCCGCCCTGAACACCGCCGTGAACGTGAGACTTCAGGCTGATGCCGTCAGCAGTCACATCACCCGTGAAGGTCGCCAGAGCCTTGCCCGAGCCGCCGCCCGTAATCGCGCCGTCAATGACGATCTGCGGGGAGGTCAAGGTAATCTGTTCATCTGCATCCACGGAGACGCTTGGGGCGTTGATCTGGACGCTCTGAGTGGCCTTGATGCTGATCGTTCCGCTGTCTTCAAGATGCACGAAAGTTGTCGGAGCAGTCCCGAAGAACCCACCGATATAGAAGCCGTCCGACATATCGAAGCATCTGTAAGAGCCGGGGACTACGGGATCAGAGCCACCCTTCACGTTGGAGCAGTCCTGCTGTGCAAAGATCGCAAGCCCGATGTCTCCGACTTTCGGATCGCAGACCACAGCCGCTGATCCATGCTGAAGCCTGAACCAAGGCAATCTTGGGATCGAGACAGGGGGGATCAGGTTGCCGTCTGCGTCCGTCTGGGCGACAAGCGGAGTCGCGCTCAAAGTCCCTGCACCGCCACCATCGCCCGAGCGCTCAACCGCATCCACGCGAACAGGGATTGCCGTGCAGACCGATTGCTTGATGATCTGCTTGATTAAAAAGATCTGTTGGTTGTACGCGCTTGCAAAGTCTGCAAGCCGTGCAGGCATCTTCAAAGATTCGTCAGCCATTGAACCAAGTCCCTGCAAAGTCCGTAAGCCAATCGCCGCCGTTGGGCAGATTGGCGCTCAAAGAATGCTCAATCGAAGTCAAGCGCCATGAGCCTGTCGCTCTGGGCAGGCGCGAGGTGATCTGCACGATGTCCCCGATTGAGAGGTCAGGGCGGAAGAAAGCCTTGCACCTGATGCCGAACTGATCGAAGGACGGGTAGCCGATCTGCCCGTTTTGCGGATTGATCGCTGTGACAGTTGTCTGACCCCTCGCCTTGTCGGCAGGGAGCAGAACGACTGTGTCATCCTCAAAGATCAGATCTGCGCCGACAGCGGTTGCAACCCATTCGGCCTTGCTGATCGGATCGCCGTTGATCACGCAGTCAGAGAGCGATGCCGTCACCCCTTCGTTGCGGAAGTTGAAGCCTGCCTGCTTGGCGAACGACTCGACCAGAGAAGCGGCAGACTGCGATCCGTTCACGCTGACAGGAGGAGTCGGCTCAAGTTTCGCAAAGCCTGCCGTGATCGCTTCGATGTTCAGGACGGGAGAAGGTGCGGAGTTGAAGTCGGGAGCCGAGTTCGTGATCTCGCCCTCAAAGACCTTGGAGAGCCGCGCCCCTTCGCCCGCCTTGACGATGATGCGGTTGCGCTTAAGCGACAGGGCATCAAAGGAAAGCATCGTCAACTGCGCCATCCGCGCTTCAGACAAGCCCCACAGCCGAGCCTGAAGGCTTGGCAGTTCAGGGACTCCCTGACGCTTGATCCGAACGGAACAGGCGAATCCGTCAAAGACAAGGTGTTCGCCCTCGATGTCGATCTCGATGACTAAAGTTTTTGAGGTGTAGGAGTTCATTCTTCGTAGGCCAGAAGCCAACGGCTCCCGAGTCCTTCAAACTGCGGATCGTCATCGCCCTGCGTGTCAGTCCATCGGATGTCGGCAGGGCGGTTCTGGAACGTCCAAGGGAACAACTCGCCCCCATTTACTGCACGGGTTGACCGAGTGATCTGCACTCCGTCCACAACGACCGAAGTGAACAGAGACGATCCCTGCTGTCGCACCTCGATCTCAACCGACCTCGCGTTGATGACACAGGACACGCGCTGAAACGGGATCGCGCTCAAAGGAATTTCCATCGTCATGTCTAGCCCCCATTCAGTCTGACAAGTGCAGACGGCTTTTTCGGCTGCACCCGACCGCTGTTCACGGGCTGTGCCGCGCTTGCGTTCTTCGGATTCCAAGTGCGTGATGCGCTGACCGCGACCTGTACCGCACAGATGCGGATGAAGGAGAGTTCGACAGTCAGCAAAGTAGCTCCGTTAGCACTCGTATGAGCCGTGCCGATTGTCTCAAGGGCAAGCGACTCGGTCACATCCTCGGGGCTGACCAACTTGCAGAGGAATTGGCTCCCGACTCCCTGCTTGAGAGCCTTGAGCCGACCCATTGAAACAGTCTGCCGTGCAGGGTCGTAGCCAAGCGATAGTGAGACCTTGACTGCATCGGGTGCTTGCGTCTTGTTGAAGGCGGCAAGCATCCCGTTTTCAATCGGCTCGGTCAAGACTTGCGAAGTCTGAGCCTTCGTCACTTCAAGAATGCCGTCATAGTCGCAAATGGGCTGATCATCAGCGCCGAGCAGGGCGTACCTTGAAAACTCTGCCATGTCTTACCCCTTCAGCCGAACGCCGCGAACGGCCTGCATCGCACCTGTGGACATCCGATCCGTGGCGCGGTTCGTGTACGCACCGACAGCCGCGCCGATGGCCTGCGGATTGTCCTGAGTCTGGATGTTGATCGTCTGAGTCATCGTGCTTGTCACGGGCATTGAGTTTGTCGTGGCCTGTTGTTGCAGGACGGCCTACTGTTGAGCGCTCGGCGGGTTGTCCTTGTTGCCGAAGCCAAGAGCGTTCTTGATGCCGTTCCAGACGCCGCCAACGCCCTGCTTTGCCAGATTGACAAGATCGATGATCGGCTTGAAGGCATCAAGGAAAGCGTCCTTGATCTTCTGCCCGACGTTGGAAGCCAGATCGCCAAGCCATGCGAAGAACTTGCCGATGTCATCAAAGGACGGGAGAAGGTCGTAGAGCGCCTTGCCCCAATCTCCGATCTTGGTCACGACTGTCGTGATGAGGGCGATCAGCCCTGCGAGGGTCACGGCAATCGCAGTCAGGATTCCTGAGATGATCTTCAGAGCAACGGACACCGCACCGCCAAAGAGCGGTTTCAGAGCATCCCAAGCCTTGCCGAGAGCGTCAAAGAGCGTCTTGAAGGAGTTGCGCACTTCTTCAATCGTCTCAGAACCGATCCCGATTGAACGCATCATGCGCTCGATCATGCTGTCGCCGCCTTGGGCGAAGGTCAGCAGATCGTCAATGGCAAGACCAATCGCTACGACAGCGGCAACGATTGCGGTCAGGGGCAGAAGCGAGGCCGAGAGCGACACGCCGAAAGCCTTGACTGCCGTGATCATTGCCTTGATCTCTCCGAGATGCCGAGCGCCGAAAACGACAGTCAGGACACCGCCGAGGATTGTCAGGAATTGGATGTTGTCACGGATCAGCGTGGCAAGACTTTCCATCCACCGACCGATAGCGGTCAAAGCAGGAAGTACCGCTCTGAAGATGGTCGAAGCGACATCCCCTGCGGCGATACGGAAGTCCATCCACGCATTCTTGAAAGCCCGAGCGAGTTTTGTGTCCTGTTCGGTGAAGGCTGTCCTGCGGTACTTTGCGACCAACTCATCAGCGGCCTTCTGACCCTTCAGAAAGATCGGGATCGCGTCAAGCGCAACGCCCTGAGTCTCCAAGAATCGCTGTGCCTGAAGACGGCTCATGCCCTCGATCCGCTGACCGAGTTTGAAGAACTCCGTTGCGGGTCTGCCCGTCTTCTTGTAGAAGTTTTCAAGCGTGGATTGGAGCGCTTCAGCCGAGCCGCCTGCCGCGACATTCGCCTTGCTCCAAGCATCGAGTTCCTGAACAGCGATGCCCGTCTTTCTGGACATCGTCTCAAGCCCATTCGAGGTCTCGATGTAGTCATTGAATGCCTTGGCTGATGCAAGCCCACCGACAAGGGTAGTCAAGACCCCCGCGAGGGACTTTTTGAGCGCACCGAGAGAAGAGGTCAGAGAGCCAAAAGCGCTCTGCGCCTTCTTCGATGCGCCTTCAGCCGCCGTGCCGATCTGAGAGACGGATGCCTGGACAGATGCGGATGCAGCGACAGCCTGTCCAGAGGATCCCGTGACGGCTTCGGACACGCCGTTGACAGCGGCGCTTGCCTTGTCGGCAACCATCCGCAGATTGTTGGCGGCGTGTGCGATGCCGTTCTCAAGGTCGGACGCATCAAGACCTAGGACGATAGCGAGTTCTTGGATTGCTTCAGCCATTTTGCTTTGTCGATAGCCAAGAGTGATAGTTCTTCAGAAGCAGGACTTCTTGAAGCATGAAAGCGTCTTCAAGCGTGTAGATCGTCTGCAACTCGGCAAGGGTTGCCATGCCGCCGCTGACCAGATTCCCAATCAGGGGCGGCACGTTCCTGAACTCAGCCGCGCCCTTTATTCGACTTGCTTCAGAGTCGAATGCAGTCTGTCGCGGAAGTCGGACTTGAGAGAAGCGATAAAAAAACCGAAGGACGCCTTGAAGGACGCGACCCAGAGCAGAAAGATCGTTCCGCAGTCTTCGACCTGACCGCCTGCGGTTTGAGCCGTGATTCGGACTGTGCCGCCCGACTCCGTGACCCGTTCACAGCAGGCGAGGAGTTCATCAAGCAGTCCCTTGATCTTGTCCTGATCGAGAGATGCTTGTGCGATCCTGCCGATGATCTCCTCTGCGCTCAGAGCCTTGAGAGCAGAGAGCGCAGGGACACCGAGCAGACAGGCGATCCTCATTCCGAAGATCGCCGCTTTATAGGAGTCGAAGGGAGTGATCCGAACTGTCAGATCATTCGAGCCGTCCTTGACTGTGATCTCCTTTGCTTCGCGCATGGTTTACTCCACAGATTCAAACGTAAAACCGAAGGTGAGTTCCTGAAGCGTCTTGCCGATAGCGGGCATCGGAGGAACGCTCGTGAGATATCCACGGCTGAAGGTGAAGGTCTCGCCCGTCGCACGGACGCGAACAACCATGCCGACCTCAAAGGGACGATTCTGCGTGTCCATTGCCTTGGCGAGAGTCGTGAGGTATTCAAGGCTCGGGGAAGTCGGCTGAAGCGTGAGATTCACGAGGGTCGGCGCGGGGGTGTAACCTGCCTGAAGTTTTCCGTCGATGCTCATGCGAGTTTCGACCTTCTGGACGGCATCGGCGGTAAGAGCCGAGTCCGTACCGAACTGTTCAAGGATGAAGCCCTGCGGATAGAGGTCTTCGATAGTCATGCTGATCGCTACATCAGCGGAAGTGATATCGGCCATTTTCTAAATTCCATGAAAACGCCCCAAGGCGAGAGCCTCGGGGCTTGATGAGGAGAAGGTCAGGGACAGCGTCAGATCGCGGCTGTGACGGGCATTTCGATCTTCTGCACCGAGCCGCCGTAGGTGTACAGAAGACTCATGACCGGAGTGCCGCGCTGAGTGCGGACTGCCGCTTCAGGATCAGCGATCAGCAAGTACCAGCCCTTCGCGTAGAGTTCATCGGAGATGTCGCGCCCGTAGGTCTGAATGGCCTGCGCTCTCTGAGACTCGGACATCCGAACGCCTTCATCCATCACGCCGACCAGTTTTGCGGCGCGAATCGCATCAGCAATCCACGACTGAATCAGAGCGTAGCCCTTCTGGGTATACGGGACGCGATTGGCCTGTGCAAAGCCGTCCATGCAAAGACGCTGAATCTTTGCGCGGAACCAGATTATGCCGATCAGCGTGTCGATGAAGCCGTACTGATCGCCCGTCAGCGCTCCGCGATTGAAGAAGCGGAAGGTGGCGTTGCGCGTGGCGAACTCGCCCATGTAGGAGATCCGGTTTGCATCAAGCACGGAAGCGACAGCCTGAGAAGTCACATCGGCAGGAACGTTCGAGGCATTCTTAGCGAAAAGAACCTTCATGCCCTGCGGCTGATTCCAGGCAATTGATGCAGGATAGGACAGGACTGCGGCGACAGTCGAGATC